TTGTGATTTCTTTTCAAGCCAACAGTAATTGTTTAGTTCTTTAATTAAATCAGTACTTTCTTCATCAATGATCAAATCATAATCTTGTAGTAAGCTTATTCCGTATGTTATTGATCCTTGACCTTTTATTGCTGGAACAATATTGCAACCTCTACTCAGTTCATTAATTAATCTTGGTTCAGCTGAATCGCCAACTATTAAATCATTGCCAGCAAATTTTTTATTTAATTCTAATATTTGGCTTGTAGTCAATTTAGGTTGATAAAAACATAATTTAACATATATTATTTTATTAGTTTTATCTATGCTTGTTTTTATTAAAGAACTTGGATCTGAAGCAAATCCATAATCCTGTCCAAGAATTATTTTTCCTACTTCTTTAAACTTTCCTATTTTCCAGTTAGTAAATATTACACCTTCAGCTTTTTCAAGCCATGCCCCTTCAATAGTATGTTTAAATTTATTAGGCCTTCTTTCTTTCATTTCATTTATCCTATTAATAAAACTTTGTGAAAGATTATTTATATTATCTAAATAAGTTGAATGACAATAAGTTGTTTCATTTACAATTCCAGAAAATCCAGAATTAATTCCAGCTGATTCATAAAACCTTTGATAAATCCAATGTTCTTTTGTTGATGGGTTCATTATCATTATAACTCTATTCTTTGCACCTTTTTGTCTTACTGAAAAATCTATTTTATCAAATATATCTTCATCCATCATTTCTTCAGCTTCATCAATCACCCATGTTGTTATGCCTTGTAATGATTTTAGATTTGCAGTTTGATCACCTGAACTTGTTTTGATTCCTCTAAATAAAATCTTGCTTTGTGTTTGTAGGTTTGTTATTTCATTATTAGTAATATGAAAATAATCTTGCCATTCCATCAATTCAATCTTTTCTTTGAATTCTGGTATTATAGAAATTGAAGCAGATTTTAAAGTATATCTTGTAAATAATATTTTATGCTGGCATTTATTATCAAAAGATAAAATGAGAGTATTCAAAGCAACTGCAAAGGATTTACCAGAACCCCTACCACCAGTTAATAGAAAGTACCTTGTATTGTTATGAAATATATTAAATTTAGGATTTACCATTCTTAGATAACTTTGCCATTAATTCGTCAAAGTCAATTCCAACATTTTCTGTTTTAATATCAATAGTATCTTTCGCAGTTCCATAACCTGAATCCATTAATGCTTTATAAGCAGACACATCACCATCCATTGCTTTCCTTATTAATGCTAATGTAATAATATCTTCTTGTGTTAAAACCTCATCTTCACCAGTTATAGGGTTCTTACCTTTTCGTGAAGCTTCTAACCATCTTCTTGCAATTGTACTTCTATTTAAAGAACCCTTTGGTCTGCCTTTAGGATTTCCACTTTGCCCTTTTTTAAATTCATGTTTCTTTATATTATCTTCGTTTGCCATTTTTTTATATATTTGTTTTTATGCGCAGTTGGTGTAATTGGTAGCATACTATACAACCAGTATAGAGGTAAAGTTCAAATCTATTGCTGCGCTCTATTTCTTTCCTTAAAAGTTATTTTTTCTCCTTTGTACATTCCAGCACCAAAATTATCTATTTCATTAAAAGGAATTTCATTAACATTTAATTTACAAGATTTATCAATCAAATAAATATATCTATTTTGAAAACCTTTTAATGCTTTTGCTCCTTCAAAGTTATATTTACTATCACCTCTTTTAGCTACAATGTCTCCATTGGCAAGTTTATAAATAGTTCCGTTTTTATTTATTTGAGTTAATTTAAAACCACTCGCTCTATATATTGTACCATCTCCACACTGTGTTGCATCTGAATAAGATAACAACCATTTTATTTGTGGTGCATTTTTTTTAATTAATTTAATTGCTATACTAATACATCTGCTTTCTGAATTTCTTGGTAAGTAATCATTAAAAGCCATTCTGTTTAATTCAAGCATTTCATTCCACTTTTTATTAATTCCAATACTTTTAGTTTCAACTAAATTTAATACATTTCTTTTATCCATTGGAGGCCCAAAACTCATAACTCCGTGAAGTTTATTATCTAAAAAACAACCAAAATGTAAATTAGATAAATTAACTACTTTACCTGAATAATGATTTTTTTTTACAAATTGATTTGCAATCTTACTTGGAATAACTTTTACTTTTATTTCTTTTGCTCTACCCATTGCATACATATTAAGTATAAAGCATTGCCATTACTATTTTCATTCCCAAAGGTTTCTACGTATTTAAACTCTTCAGTTTTCTTTACATCAGCAATAGCATTTTTTATTTGCTCTGACTGAACATCAGAAAGAGTAAAAGTTTGTTGTTGAAAAGGTTCTTTATCACCATCAGGTAAATTAAAAGAATCTTTCATTTGATCATCATCAATATTAAAACCGAGTATATCCATACCCCATTCTTCAAGTATATCATTATCCCATTCATTAGCAACCATATCCCAATCCCAGCTACCAAATCCAACATTATCTTTTACAATAAACTCTCGCTGTTTTTCCGCTGATAATTCACTTGCTTTAATTATTGGCACTTCTTTTAATCCAGCTTCTTGACATGCTTTTAATCTCATGTTTCCACCCAGCACAACCATTTAATCATTTACCACTATTGGCCTAATGTCTAACATTTCTGGAAACTCTTTTATTGACTTTACAAGCTTATGGTATTTATCATCCTTTATTAATCTCGGATTGTTCGGATTCCTTTTGATCTTGGATATTTTTATTTTTTCTATTTTCATATTCCTTTAGATATATTAATAGTTTTTCTTCAGTTTCTTTTTTTGTTTTGTGTTCACTTTTCTTTGTTTTCTTCTTCATAGGTTTTGTATAAAGTTTTCATTTGATTTATTAAATCCCTTACACAAGATCCACAACTTGATGATTCTTTTTTAGCGTTGAATACTCTATTGAATATTTTTAATAGTTCTTTTTGTTCTATGTTGGTTAATGTGTTTCTATGTTTGCTGAAGAATTCTTTTAAATAATTGTATTCTTCTTCTATTAAACATTTAGCATTTTTATATGGAAATAGTTTATTAAGTTTTTCTTTTCTGGCTTCACATCCGCAGTCCTCACCAAGAATGAATTTAGCTACTTTATCTATTCCAGTTGCTTTAGTTATCTTTTCAATACTGTCTCCAAGTCCTTTAGATTTCTTCATTTAATTTTCTTTTAATTTTTTTTTTACACTTGCTTATCGTGTTTTGTACTACTACATGACTAATTTTAGTTGCTTTACTTAAACTCCGAATCGTATGAAATTCCTTTCTGTATAAATTAAATAGTTTGCGATCAAACCAATAAAACGAATTCACTATTTCATCAATCTTCTTTTCTATATTTAATTTATTTATTTCTGGTTCTTTAGTTTCTATTGTATGAGCATCTTTAAGTTCTGTTTTAATTACATCTTCTTTTTTTATCTGCAAATAAATATTATACATAATTTTATTGACATATCCAAAATGGGGTTTATCATTAACTATTACATTTTTTAAAATTTCATCTTTTGAATTATGGATTTTTAAATACATATCTTGCACAATATCTTCAGCATGCAAATTTTCATCATTTATTAGAGCATTAATATTTGAAATCCATTTATTATGGTATTCAGCTAATAATGATAATACTTTGTTTTTATCCACGTTCTTACAAAACTATAATTTTTTTTGATTTCTAAATTCTTCTAATTCTAATAATATGTTTATAAAGTCATTAAATTCTATGGCACAGTAATCTAATTGGAAGTTTTTAGTAAATACAACTAATGGTGTTTTGCCTCTGGGCGCATCATTTCTGCTTTGTTCTAATGCTTTCCAAATGTTAAGCTTTTCTTGATTCTTACATTCAAAACTAAATTCACTTATTATACTATTATCATCAATACAAATTATATCGCCTTTAAAGTCCATTCCGCCACTTAATGGTGTACGTCTTACTTTAATGTTAAATAATTCTTTTAGTTTATTAGCAATTGATAATTCAAATCTTTTGCCCTTTTGTTGGCTTGATCTTCCGCCCATAGTTTATTCTTTAGTTTCTAATTCAGTTTGTTTAGCTTCTTCAGCTTTCATTAAATCAATTAATTCATTTATGTATTCATGTAAATCTGGATTTGAAAATAGCAATACTGCAATTACACTTAGATTTTTTTGATTAGGTGCTTTGATCTTAATCTTACTTTTTTCATCCATCATTAATGCGCACCACATATGTGCTTTATTAATTTCTTTGATTACTTCTTTTGTTAATGCTTTTTTAATTTGTCTGTTAGGGTTCATATAATTTTCTTATTTGTTCACCAAGTTCTTTATCATTAGGATATAATTCACAATAGTGTTTAATTATATTTTTATTTATCCTTTGATGCGGATGTGTATAAACACAATCTTTTACTTGTCTATATTTATTTAGATCTGTTTTCATAATACTTAGAGCATATTGCAATGGCTTGATCGCTTTTATATCCTTCTTTAATTACTTCAGGTACACATCTATACATGAAATCTTTTTTCTTTTCATTTGGTTTTGGCTTTGGCATAACTTTATTGTTTATGGTTTATAAATTCATCAATTATTTTAACTATACACATACCAGCAATTACCGCCAAAACATGTGATGCTAACATCAAATAAAATATGTTATTTATTATTTCATTCATAATTAAAATTCTTTTAATTCCTGTAATTTATTAATTTTTAAGTT